GTATCACCAACGGTTACATCTTCAATTCTGGACATTGCTATTCCTCTGCGTTTCTATCTAGTTTCATACGCGCAACCTCGCCCCGGAGAACTTGGTTGTCACGCTCTAATTCGTTTATCTTTCGGTCACGGGCATCGACTTCCCTGACCAAATCCCTGTAACCCGTTTCCCAATGAGTCACCTTGCTTTTCAGCGTTTCAATTTCCGCTTGCATCGTGTCCATATTCCAACTCCAGAAGTAACTCCAAGTAGTGAATAGCTTTGCGTATATCCTCTGCCCCGTTCTTGTTCCGGTGGCGAGTGACGTACTTAACGACATTGCCCTCAATGAAAGGCAACTGATTAGCGTGAATAAATTGGATGGGCTGTATGGCGGTCTTGTAGTGTTCGCCGCCCGTCTGCTTGTCTAGCGCGCTCAAGCGTACTCACCAACACCAAATCTGGATTGAGTTCCGCGCCGAGAATTTTCCGAGTGAGTAATCCACTGCATATTCTCGACCTCATAACCTGCACCTGAGTCGATGCGATCTACTGACGGGCAAGCCTTACGGTCATAATCAGAGCTTTCCCATTCCGTAAATAGCCTATGGAACTCCGCATCTGCAAATGCCCACGCATAAAAGTCAGCGCGAGGCAAAAGCGACTTGCCTTTGTATAGATGGTGCTTCTGCTTCTGAATGCCGTTTATACGAGATTGCATGTTGCGATATTTGCGCATCAAGAACCCTTTTTTTGTACGCTCGTATCTCTTTGTATATGCGTTGCCGTTCTTCTTCCGGGCTTCCCGTTGCCATGCATTTATATCGAAACTCACGCCTTGACCTCCTCAACAGACTTAATCTCACCGCCGCGAATCTTGGCAATCAGATAGCCCGTAGGTAGAGGCGCATACATCGCATATCGTGCGTATTCGGCGTAACGCATAAACGAGCCTGTTCTGCATAACCAGATACCTGCCCAATGCTCACCACCGTTCTCGTCATACTCCATAGCACCTGCCAACTTGGCGTAAAGGTCATGCGTATGACCCAAGTGATAGAGGTGGCAATTCGGGTAGATATTCGCCAATCGCTGAAGCTCAAGCAGTGTGTTTTTCGCGCCTGAGTTCCCATGCCCGCCGCACACTTTCACCGTTCCCGATGGGGTGCGATATTGCACAACAGTCGGAACAGTCGAATAAGCTGCGTCCAACGTACCCGCCAATATCAAGTCAGGGTCTATCCCGACCTTTGGCAGTGTCCGCTTGCCGCCATGATTGCCTGCATATATCAGGTCAATCTTGTCCTTAATTGGCAGCAGTGCCTTGCTGGTTCTGATGATTTGGTGGTCTAAATCAGAGTCAGATGAACGCCCGCCATCGTGATAACCGGGAGGGGTCATTTCCATCTGGTCACCGCCGATAATCATCCGCGCTATTGGGTTCTTCTGCACCGCCTTAACCATCGCCCGTAGTCCTGCGTAATCGCAGACTTCAGAGCCGCAGTGCCAGTCAGATGTCAGGTAAAGGTCAACGTCATCAGGCACATCAACAACAACACCCTCGGCAACCGGGATTTGCGTTGTGCCTCTGTTTCTGTATTCCTCGTAATTCCGACTCTCCCCAATTGCTGCATCAAAATGCCGCCGAAATGTTGAGCGCGGAATGCCCAATAATTCAGCCGCAGCAGTTTTATTCTCGCCAGCCTGATGATAGGCAGCGATTACCTCCTCATGTGTCGGCACTAGTCACCTCTTGGTTTTCAACACTTGATAAATGAACTGACCCAACTGCTCCACAGCAGTCTCGTTCTCAGACCACTCCCCATGACCGAGGATGTCTAAACCCGCGTGAACTGCCTCGTGCCAGAATGTTTGAAAGATCACATCCTTTGCATGGGCTTCATCAGGGGCTTGCAGAAAGATCTTGTTTTGTGCCGGATACCACTTGCCATAGCATCCGTGTTCCTTTGCGAAATCGGGGTTTTGAACAACCGTGATTTCCTGCCCGAAAATGCTGAATTTTTTCGGGATGACCCTCATGTATAGCTTGTTCCTGTTCGTTCGTTACAGAGCCACACAGACGCTCTCAGAGGGTGTATTAGTCGCGCTTTCCTGCTCTCATTAGGTTAGCCAAAGTAACCGCTCTCTGACCGACCTGACGCGCCCATTTTGAATCCAACATTTCAGCCGCTGCCGTGTCGAAATCTTTGGCGGCTAGGGCGAGAAACATCTTTCGGAATCGCTGCAATCCTGTCTCACCAAGATTGAACTGCATCTCAACAAGCACCTCCCGGCGAATCTTGTTGTCCAGTTCCAATAGTCCATAAGTGGGTAGCTGTTCCTCGGCTATATCCTCAAGCTCACGGATAAGCCAAGCAGCACACTCCTGCTCGGTGAATGGTTGCGCCTCTAGGTTTCGACCGTAGCCAACTGTGAGAACGCCTACCGTGTCCAAGTAAGGCGTAGACCGGAAACCCTCGTGCAGTTTGACCCGCTCAATTAGGCTCTGACTAATCATCGGCGGCGCAACTCCTCAAGAATCAACATCGTGCGCTCATCCATAGCAGCGACCTTTTGCCTGTCCTCGTTATAGCGTTCCCGATCTTCCCGGTATTGCTCCATGAACTCAGAGCGAACCGTTCTGTCATCGTCAATGGCGCGCTCAAGAACAGCTAAACGCTGACCGTAGCTGACAACTTTCTTTGCAGACCAGAACCCAGCTGAGAGGAAACCAACGGCGACAGGCCACCACGATAAAAATGAACTAGACGACTGTTCAGGCATCATGCTGACTCCGGTATGTACATGACGAGGCGCGATATCTCGGCGTTATCTGTGTTGCTGTATTTGGGATTGGCAGGTTTGCCAAGCAAGGGATAGGAGGTAGAACCGTAGTTGCCTAATCCGTAGTATTGATGCCAGTACTCTTGCCAACCGTACTTATAAAGATTGCCATGTAGCCCCGTTGTTACTTCCGCACCTGTCTCAGATATGTAGTGGTTTTCTGTTGATGGCAAGTCACCCGAACCATCATTTAGAATCAGCAAGCTACCAGAGCCACCACCTGAACCCGTACCTGCTTGGAATGTGTAGTCATTGCCCTTTGTTTTGACATAGGTATTCGTTGGAGCAGTGCCATCCGTTCCGCTTAAATCAATCTCACCGGAAACACCGAAAACAACCTGACGCGCAATGATGCAAAGACCTGCACCACCGTCACCACCGTCACCACCCCACTCAACGACTGACCCGTTATTAGATATATAGCCGCCAGCACAGCCGCCCGCACCTCTCAGGTCAGTTGGGATGCCGCCCAAATCAGTCGGAACAGGGGATGCCGTTTGGTCACCCGCTGAAATAGTCAGAGAGGGGAATGATGAGTTCTGACCGTTGACAACGGCGGATTCATTCAACAACAGGTTAGTGCCGTTTATCTGGATGATTCCCGTTGCACTGACGCTGCCAACGTAACCAGATGAACCGTTGTACTCTGCCGCCTTACCCTGACCAACTCCGGTAATCTTGCCCGTGACAGTCAACGTACCCTTAACCCGTAACTGCACGTTGTCGGTAATAGTTACCGTCACGCCGAAATCAATGGTTAAATCACCGTCATAGTAATAAATCGCACCGGCATCATTCATGTCTGCATTACCCGTTAAGGTGCAGTCAGACGTAATGTGACCCGAACCACTCACGATAGAGGGCGAGATTGTCGCTAGGTCTGTTCCCTTTGATGTGTAGAACGCATCAGCCAACACAGGGGCAGGAGGTGTGATTAACGGATCAGAAGCCGAACCGGATGAGGCGAACAAGGTCAAATCTACCCGCCCGCTAATCCAATCCACCCGCGTACTCTGAATCTCAAAGGCGCGAGACAATGAACCATCACCCGCAAAGTCAGGGATGTGGTCAAGTGAAACGTGAACAACATCACCCGGCTCAAGTACATCCCACCGAGGCAGAACCGATATGTTCAGTTCCTGTGGCGCGTTTCTGTACCTATTCTGCAAGGCGTTAACCAGAGAATAGATAAGCGATTGAGAATGAGCAGAGGTGTGCAGCCCCTGAAACTTCAGAACCTTATCGCCTACCGTGTTATTGCGTGTGATGCTATCGGCATCAGTCAATAACAACGAATCGGTAAATCGCTTCCCATCCCAACCGTAATCAATACGGTACTGGTTATAGATATCTGAGTGCTTATGCTTGAGCGCAGAGGCTTTAACAATGTCATCCTCAGTCAATGAGGCAACATAGGAAGCACCGGATAAGACTTGGTTAACACGACCTAAGCCCATAGTGCCATCGTATTTAATCGGGCTATATGTGCCGATGAGCCGATGAATCTCCTGCTCGACAAACTTCTTACCGTCTGTCTTTTTCAGATGACCGAACTTGAGAACCACGCCGCCCGTATCACCGTCATACAGGCCTGTGCCGATGCTCTCCCAATCGCTCGTAGCAACTTTGGAAACATCAATGCCCATGTGCCAATGGTCAGGCAGGGTGATTTCGGGAGATGAGCCTAGAACTTTCCCAGTGATGACCGCGTAGCCAATTTGCACAGCGGGCATTTCAAGATAAATGAATTCCTCGATCTCAGGCCATTCAGATTCAGACTCTGCCGTATCAACCGGAACATCGCCGCCGACAGTACCAAAGACCTCACGGGTGATGCCCGTAAACGCTGCCGGGCTTTCAGAGATACCCGTATATCGGATAATCTCGCCCGTGTCTTTCACTTTCAGGTAGCCCACAGTCGCATTGGGTGAGTCTGAAAAGGATGCGGTATGAGTAAGCATGGCAAACCCATCAACATCAGTCACAGTAATGTCAGATTGCGGCGAGGTGTCCGGGTCAGATAAGTTCGCGGCTAGGCGAGTTATCTTCTTCTCAAATACGTCTTTTCTGAGTTGGCGCGTAACGTCAACGCACGACAGAACATATTCACCGTTATGAATAGATGCAGAGTTGATGTAGGTGGTCGCAACCTGAACGAAATCATCAAAGTCGCCCGTGTACCCTTTCCACACCCTGACCTCTTTATGCCGGAGCGATTCGCCCGCGTCATAAGGTGACTCAACAACCGCCAACTGAGCGCGAACCTTAGAAGTGATGCCCTCGTCAATCAGCTTGATGGTCATGCCGCCAATCTGAGCGCGACCATCCAACGGGAAAAATTTCTGCGTAGAGGAACTGATGCCGGATATGACACCGTCTACAGTCGTGCCAACTAAATTGGCAATGCCCGAATGAGATGTAAAAGATACAGTCTCGTCATCGTATATAACCTGCACCACAAATTCGGGAGAACGAGTAGCAGCAATATCATAAGATGTGAATGTATCCCAATCATTAGACCTCACGATGAGTCCACCCGAAACTGAAGTAATCGTCAGAGCCACCACCGCCACGCATCACATCACGCTTCTCGGAGTAACCCTTGCTCACCATGTAGCAATCAACAAAGCCAGAACCATCATCAAACTCAAACTGAGTCCCATCCTCAACGGAATCCAAGAACTCGCGGAAGTTAGCCAAATCTGAACCAGTAACAGGCACAGTCTTGCACTTGCGAATAGCATCAGCTCGCAAATAGGTTGACTGCTCCACACCTGACAGACTTGTGACGGTATTGCGCACAGGTTTCCGCTGACGATCACAAGACTTCAGATAGACAGTCATCGTGTATTCAGTCGCCGCCGCATGAGCAGGTGAATCAACCGTGTTAAGGCTTCGTTTTGCTGTGTATCTAATCTGCATCAGGCTAGTAGCTCATCTGCTTGGCGAGTACCGGGGCGAATAAAGACCGCATCCTTTTCGTTGATAGCGTTTTCAAGTGCAGGGAGCATCCGAGTCTCTAGGTACTCATCAACACCGTTCACATCGCCATGAATTTCAATCTTCACAGTCGTTTGAGATTCTTTCTGTTCGATATCTTCGCTGGCAGTGTTGCCCGCGTAGGATGGGGTTGAGAGGCTTGTGCCACCGCCGGAGGGAACAGAGATGCCCCCGCCCCCGTTACCAATCATTGATGAACCGATAGTGCCAATCTGAATAGCACCCGCTAGACCAACAGAGGCAGCCGCCGCGAGGTTTGCCGGGTAAGGCATATCACGCAACGCACCCGCCACACCTTGAGCGGTTGAGACAATCGCAGAAGCAAGCGCGTATGACTTCTCAGCCATAAACATCTTCTTGCGCATCTTTTCATTCTTAGACGCAAACGAGGAAGCAAGCCCCATCGTTGCATTGAGTGCGTTCTTTTTGCCCTTGACCGTAGTCAGGTCATACATGGCAATCTTTTTCGCGGCCTCGGCTTCAATCGCTGTGCGTTTCTTAGCAATATCAGCGGCAATCTTTACGGATTCCTCACCGATAGCCGCTTGCATTTCAAGCCGCTGTTCCTCGGTCATTGCCATGCCGAGTTCGCCTTTCGCTGCCTGTTCAGCCTCAAATTCTGCCATCACTTTCGCAGTAGCAAACTCTTGAGCCATAGCAAGCAAGGCTTCATTCGTTACCATCTTGCCATCTAGCTTCTGAGCATCTAACGCTTGCTCAATCTCTAACTCAGCCGCAGCAAGTGCCTGAGAGTGAGCAATCTGCAATGACAAACGCTCATCAAGCATTGTCTGAAACGCCGCGTTATCCATCGGAGCAGAAGTAGCACTTCCGCCCTCAGTCGAGACAGCCGCATTCGCCGCCTCTGCAATCTTTACAGCGGCTTCCTGTGCGTCTTGTTCGATCTGAGCAAAATAGGCATTGATTCCCTCGCTTGGGAGGGGCTGCATTGCCGCTTCGTGAAGTCCTGACCACGCATTAGCGGCATTATCAGTAATGGCGGTGGTTAACCCCTCCATATACTCCTGAGAGATCTGGATGCCATCATTCATAGCACCCAAACTTGCAGCGGCTTCAGCGAACATCTCGCCGCCAAAGTCATCAGGAAGAACCGTACCGAGTTCAAGCGCACCCTCACCGAGCGACACCATCGCTTCAGCTATCGT